TCTGCCATCATGTTAGACAACCCCATCCATCCTCTAAACGATTTATCGCTAGTCCCCAGGATCGACGGATCTACGAATCTACTCCAGGCGCCACCAACCCTGATAATGCCTCTCGCTTTGAAGTCTTGATACATCGCAAAGGCGTTCTCTGCGCCACGGCCGAATACCAGGCCATACTCCTCTGTTCGAAACGGCGACTCAATCTTGTTTTTAGGGACCTTGATTCGGACGATTTGGCCGAGTGGCGGTTCCTTGTTCGTCTTCGCTGCCGTTGACTCGAAGATATCGCCGACCTTATCCACTTCAATACGAATCGTCGTGTGGTACTTGATACCACCGCCACCATACGTCTCACTCGCCTTGTACCCGCTCCGATTGCCCATTTGCAGTTTTTCGTACCGCTGATTAATCAGGACAAACCCGATCTGTTCATCGTCGATAAGCTGCACTAACCGTCTGAGGTTACGACGAATGACCCTAGCCGCCGACGCCGGGTGAATGTCCCTAGCGTCGCCGTCCAACTCGCCCTCGGTGGGCGTACCCGCTACGCTGTCCCATCCGACGATAATCGGCCTGTCTGCGGACTGTACTAGATCGTGTTCTTCCCCTGCGTCCCAGGCAGCCAGCGCTTTTTTCATCTCGACAGGGTCGTCTGTATGTACGATTACGGGCCTAAGGAGCTTCCGGACAGGCGCGTCTCGTACACTGGTCTGCGGTAGGTTGTGCGCTTTCTGATACTCCAGGATCGCTGCCGCCTGCTCACGACCCCATCGAGACAATACGAACACCTTGATCGGCTTACGATGCTTCTGTCTATGCGTCGCCGGGTCGAACACTTCGAATCGGTACGTTGGGCACTTCGGGCACTTAGTCCCTGAACGAACTAGGGCGTTTCGCCATGCCTCGGCTCTATAGTGCGCCACGTTGCGGGCCAGGGTCTCAATCTCGTCAAACATGGTCTCTACAGTGCTACCGTCAATCCAAATCAGCGACTCGAAGTTGATACCCAGGCGAGCCATGTACCCGCGATTACGAGCCCGCTCCACATCGGCCAGCACACCGATCCCGCCCTCTGCCTGGCACTGCGCGATGATTTGGTCCAGCATCGTAGACTTACCGGCCCCAGGCCATCCACTAATCTCGGTCATTCGCCCAAGTGGGATCCCGGGAGTTCCGAGCGCGCGGTCCAAAGCAATATTACGAGTACCGACGTACCCCCTAGGAGAGCCCATCTCGTCGCATACGTCCATAGTCGCCGCTGCGCCTACTCCGTGACCATCTCGAACATGACCAGCTAGTGCGCGAGCGTATGGATCGCCCATTGACGGTTTAGGCTTGCGCGGTCGCTTAGGCTTTCGTTTGGGGCGAGGCGGAGGGGGGGCTTTAGCCATTATGGTCCTCGTAATTCCTTCTTGAGAGTGTCTATGTCCACGATTTGGGGTAGCTCGTCGCCAGCACAAGAGGCCTTAACGTCGCTACCCCACGGGCATTCCACGCAGACTCGATCGTCTGCCCAGTACTTCCCGAAACAGTGACAGTCGCCAGGGGGTGATTCTAGAAGTTGTCCGGGCCCCCTGGCGGCTTCGGAGGAGGGGGCGGTGCCTTCCCACGAGGAGGCGCTGGCGGCGCCTTACGCTGGACGGGAGGCTGAGGGGGCCCCGCGGCCCTAGTCGGGGGCTGAGGAGGGCCAGACGGCGGCTGAGGCGGCGCAGGAGGGCCTCCCACCTGGTAGCCGCCCCCAGGCTGGTAACCAGGTGGGTTGCGAGCAGGAGGAGCGGCCGGCGCTGGCTTCTGTGCGACGACTGCCGCGGCAATCTCTGGCACGTTCATAGCGTCCGCCCAGTCGGGCCATCCTTCCACCCATACGGCGTGTCCTTCTTCGCTACCTGAGCCAACGATCAGACGAGCGATAGAGATCACGTCCAGATCTTGCTGCTGCCCTGTTGGCCCGTCGTAGAAGAAGACATCACCACTCGCTGGGGCCGGGGCACTAGCCGGCGGGGGAGGCGCCGCAGACCGAGTCGGAGCCGCTGGAGTGGGTGGCGGCGCGTCGCTGTATCCGCCAGTCGTTCGGGCGCTTCCGGCCCTAGGGTCCACTAGCGCCGCAACATCTCGCAGGGCGTCCGTCGATGTCGACTTTTCCAGACCTTCAAGACCATGCGCCGAGTACAAAACGGGCATGAGGGATTCGTCCAGCGTCTTACGGTCGCTCGCTTCGCCGATAGCGTACCGAACATCCATCTTTCGCTTACCGACACGCTTCTTGGCGATCTTGAGGTCGCGACCCAGTTCGTGATCCTCTACCGGTCCCTTGTTGATGCAGATATCGAGGATCGCCGCGTGTACTGTCTGCGAGTAGCCCCACACGAACGGCTGAATCGCCCAGCCGCCCTGGCCGTCGTCAGTCCAGTGGGAACTAGGGTCGCCCATGTCGATAACGTTGCAGAAACAACGAACCCGCGGATACAGACTCTTAATCAGCTCGTCGTATGACGAATTACGAGCGTCTTGCAGGTCCTTACGCAACTTGCAAATAGGGCAAGTAGTCTGCGCGGCTGAGTTGGTAGGATCGTCAGGGCAGTTGAATTGCTTGTCTTCGCCGTCCACGGTCAAACGATGCACTGCGACGCGCACCCAGAACGCCGGGTAAGGGCGGCTAGGATCGGGCTGCCCGTCGTCACCCTTTGGAAGACGCGGAATGATCCGAATGTGCTTGATCGTCTCCTGGCCCTTGGATGCCGGGCTCGGGATGTCTAGCCACTTGAAATCGCCACCTCCGCCACCTCCGCGAGGGATTTTACCGAGGCGTTCTTTTTCCTGTTCGTATACGGACGACATGCGCTATCTCCTAGTCGATGGGGGAGGGGGAGGGGTACTTGTCTTGCGAGGCGGGGGAATCGGGGTTCTACCCCTAGTGACGGCCTGATCCTCAGACTCGGCCACGTCCGGCCTTTCATGCTCACTATGCCCAGGATGGCGGGTGGTTGTATCGTCATCCGCCTCTGGATGGTGAATACGCCTGCTATGGGAAGAAGTGTCGGCCCCTGTGCTGCGCTCCCAGCCCTTGATAGCCCAGGTGCGCGCCTTCGCAGCTTCCAAAGCGGCATGTAGAGTCGCCCACACCTCCTCGGCTTCTAGCTTGGCCTCGTACAGCTTTCGGTATTCCGGACGCGTACGCATATACGAATCAGCGTCGCCCTTGGTCGGCATCTTGGTAGGCTTCTCGTTGCCCTTGGCGTCTAGGCCTGGGTTCACGATACACGCGAACTTAGCCTTACGAGCCGCTCTCTCGTTGTTTACCACCTTCCAGACTGTCTGCTCGCGCCATACGCGATAGTCGACCTCGGCAAGTTCCTTATCCCGGTATGCCGCAGCGACCAACCGGCCCAACTCACTGATAATGCGAGGTGTGTTGGCGGCCTCTTGCTCTGGCTGCTCTGGGTCGATGGCGACCAAAGTAGCCAGGTACGCGCCGCTGTATTCCTGCCCCCTAAGCACGACAGGCGGCATAGCAGCCAACCCGGCGATCATTGCCCTAAACGGTGTTCCACTACTCATATGATACCTCGTAATCCTTTTTATCTGCCCATGTTGTTTCAGTCACTTCTGCGTCTACTATGATCGGGATGCTCCCGAAGTAACCATGAAAATCCTCCATAGCGAGTTGTCCCTTGCGTGCGACCTCCACTAAGTCCTTCTTGTCGCAATCGAATTGGATTTCGTCGTGGACTGTGTTTGTAGCCTTACCCGGGAATGTGCCGTCGCGTTGCATGATATACGTTCGTACAATACTAAGCCGCGTAAGCTCGCCAGCTTCGCCCTGGATGAGAGACGCGAACGCCATACGCTCGGCACGGGATCGCATGTCATTACCACGAGACTTAAGCGCGGGAAGATGGCGACAGCGTCCAGCCCAATTCGTGAAGTAGCACCCACGGCGACCACGCATAGCGGCAAACAGCTTTTCCTTAGTCCGGTCGATCTCTGGGTTCTTCCGGTGGTACCTTTCGTAAAGCGCCTTAGCCGCCTTCTCGCCCAACATTAGCTCTGGGTTACTCGTAAGCATAGAGTGTCCGCCGCCATATGGAACACCGAAGTTAATCACCTTGCCCGCTCGCCTCTTGACCTTCCAATCAGAGTCTTCTGGTTTAGAGCCCAGCGTAGCGATAGCCACCTCACCGTGGATATCTCGCCTAGGCTCGTTGGCGCGCTCCCTCATGTACGCTTCTATGCTGATATCGCCTCTCATCATGGCCTCCCATGATGGAGAACGATACGCAGCAATGAACACCTTTGCAGCCGTTCGCCAGCCTAGTACACGCAACTCGACCTGCGAGTAGTCCAAGAACAGGCGGACCATTCCGTCAACCGTCATAAACGCCTGTCGCACTCGCTTAGACGCCTCTTTGTGCCTAAACGGTATGTTTTGCAGGTTCGGGCCTTTCATGGCAAAACGACCTGTGCCAGTGCCGAACTGCATTACGTCGCCGTGTATCTTACCGTCCTGGTCAACGTAGTACGCCAGCGAATCGCTATACGTTGACCTAATCTTTAACCATACGTTAAACTCGGCTAGATGCTCTATCGCCGAGTGGTGGGGTCTTAGCTGCATAAGGGCAGAACGCGATACCGACGGCTGGCCCTTTGGGTGCGTCTTGCTGACCTTAGTTCGCTCCTTTACTGGCAGCTTTAGATGGTTGTAAAGGAAGTCGCGAACATCGTTATCGTTACTCCACGAAATACGAGCGCCAAAGCGCCTAGTAAGGTCGGCCGCTCGGCGCTCTAAGT